CCGGCCTTCCAGTCGCCGGCCATCGACGCCAGGCCGATCGACTCGTCGTACTTGTTCATCCCGGTGTCGTGCTCGGCGATGATGAAACCGAAGTGCTTGGCGACGGCGTCGAGGCGCTCGTCGCGGGCCAGGCCACGCTGGAAGTTCTTGGCCTCGACGCGTAGCTCACGCAGCGAGTGCTCCTGCACCATGAACCGGGCAGCTGCTTGCACGTTGGCGATGACCTGCTCGTTGCGCACGTTCTCGGTGGTTTCGTAGAAGTACCGAAGGCGCATGTAGTCCTCGTTCATCTCCCAGCCACCGAGACAGGTCACGCCGGGCTCGAGACCAGGGTCGAGCGACAGCACGCCAGTCGGGCGAGGCTGCCCGGGCACCCACAGGCCGGTGCCGTTGAGCGCGTATTGCTCCATCTTCGAGCGGCCCCAGCCCTCGTCGTCGAAGCTGAAGCGGGTCTTGGACCGGCCCGGCTGCATCATGTAGTTGCGATCGAAGGCAGCGTCTTTGACCTTGCGGCGGATGCGCTCCAGATTCTCCAGCGAGTGCTTCTCCGGCCACAGCGGATACGGGTTGCCGTCGATGTCGAACTGGATCGCCGGGAACCGCAACACTTCGAGGATGCCGTCGAGCTCCTCGTCCTCCAGCAGTGCTTCGTACACGTCGTCGTCATCGACGCGCGTGCCCGAGACACTGGTGATGCCACTCTCGCCGGGCCGGGACAGCAAGTCCTGGCGGAACACCTCGAGCAGTTTGCCAGTGCGGTTGATGGTCTTCAGCGACTGGAGGTCGTCGCAGTGCAGATGCTCGGTGCGGATCGACACCGAGCTCGACGTCCAGCCGATGGCGAGCATGTTGTAGTCACGCTCGTCGCCCATCTTCTTGTCCTTGACGCTGAAGTACTGGTTGTTCCACGGTGGGCTGCCCTCGCCGCGCGAGCTCATGTCCGGCCGGAACGGGCCCCACTCCTTGATCAGCCGAGGGAACGGTCCATCGAGCTCCAGGCGGCGACGGACTCGACCGATGATGCGCTTGGAGATGGCGTCGTTCTCCGAGACCGTGGTGTTGCGCCACTGCGGGTTGCGACAGATCTGCTCGGTGGCGAAGTCCTCGAAGGTCGTGGTCTTGCCATACTCAGGCGGCCACAGCGTCAGCAAGATGTTGCCCGGGCGCAGCTGCTGCACATGGTCGATCCACTGTTGCTGGAACACCGTGCGGTGGCGACCGAAGTAGCGCTCGGCGAACTGAGCAGAGGTCAGGTTCTCCGGCAGGATTGCATGGGACAGGCCCTGCTTGGCGCGGGCCAGCTCGATCTCGGCGTGCCACGCCGGGAACCGCTTCTTCCACTGCCGGTAGGCCGGATAGCTGACGCCGATGCGCGGGTCGCGCAGAGCCTGGGTGACGAGCACTCCCTGGCGTACCAGCTCCAGGAGCAGCTCGCGCCGCGCTGCGGCCTTGGCGTGGATGGAATCACTGCCGTGGGCCATGGCCCGACGATCAGTCCTTCCAGATGGTGCCCTCGGCGCGGAACAGCGGGGTGCCGGCAGACGAGATCACCGAGAGGGCGACGAAGCGACCGGCGTTCGACTTGAAGACCACCGATGACTGGCCGGGTGCGATGATCCAGTTGTCGTCGACGTTCGATGCGACAGCGCCGGCGACCGTGCCGGTGCCGGTCGTGACCGACGCCTTGGCTGCAGCCGACGAGGCGTTGCTCGAACCGACGAACACGCCGATCGAGTTGGTTGCGTCTCGGTTGGTCACCCGGACCTGCTTGCACTTGTTCGTCAGAGCGAAGGGCGCCGCCGTGGTGCTCGCTGTGTCGTTGATGATGTTTGGTGCGTCACCAGCCATTGATGCGTCCCTCCTTGGGATTCGATGCGCGCAACTGTAGCGGTCTGCTCACATCAACAAGAGCATCTCCTCATCGACCGAATCGTGCGTTCCACCGAGACCGGCTGCAGTACGAGCCGCCGCCTCGATACGGAGCTGCTCGATCTCACGTCCGATGCCCTCGGCAATCTTGGCCAGCTCGGCCTGGCGAGCTCGCTCCTGGGCGAGTGGGCTGAGCCTGACTCCGTCGATGTGCTTGACACGGAGCTTTCTCCCCCCACCCCGCTCCACCGATGGCCCATCACCGTAATCCACCTTGACAAACGGAGGCGGTGGCGTGACGAACGGCCAGCCGTTGAGCGCCTCCCAGTGCAAGATGCCAGGCTGTGCGGTGACGCTCGAGTTGGTGTCACCGACCGGCGTGCCGGGGATCGCCGTCCAGGAGATCGAGGCGACTTGCGCCGGGACGACCGCAGCCGGGGCGGCAGAACCGGCTACGGCCGTCCACGTGAACGTACCAATCTGCGCGGTGACCGAAACCGGCGAGCTCACCGTTCCAGCCACACCATTCCAGGTGACCGTGCCGACCTGCGCGGTCACCGACTGATCGCCGGATGCCAGGACGGGGGAGCCTGGCACGGCGGACCACGTGATCGTGGCGACCTGCGCGGTGACTGTCACTCCACCTTGCGCGGTCGTCCCGGTCACGGCGGTCCAGTTGACGATCCCGACCTGTGCAGTGACGGCGACGGCGCCAGTCTTGGTCCCGGCAACGCCGCTCCAGGTGAACGTGGCGACTTGTGCGGTGACGCTGACGGCTCCCGAGGTCGTACCGGCGACACCGTTCCAGGTGAAGACGCCGACCTGCGCAGTGACCGTCACGCCGCCCTGCGTCGTGGTCCCGGCGATGCCGGTCCACGTGACTGTTCCGACCTGCGCGGTCAGCGTGCGCGCGGCAGTGACCGTCCCGTTGACGCCGGTCCACGTGAACACGCCGACCTGCGCGGTGACCGACACGGCCATCGTCTTGTTGTTGGCGATACCGCTCCACGTGAACGTCGCCACTTGCGCGGTGACGGTGACGCCACCCTGGCTCGTCGTGCCAGCGATGCCGGTCCAGGTGAACGTCGCCACCTGTGCGGTGACCGACAGGTTCGCTGCGGTCTGGGTGAGCACCAGTCGCCCGATCGAGGAGCCGGCGACAGTGAAGCCGTTCGGGTAGACCGACCACGGATAGCCGCCGAAGTCGATGGAGACGTCAGCTTCGATGCCCATTACATCCACACCGTAATGAAGATCGCCCCGTTGCCTCCGTTGCCACCTGCACCGGAGTTGCCGACACCATCCTCGGCTGCGCCACCACCAGCACCGCTCCCACCGGGATAGGCCCCGTTGCCACCGCTACCGGCGTTGGTCGTGATCGATGAGCCACCGGCCCCGGGTCCGGCGCTGACCGAATCGCTGTTCGAACTGAACGCATCTGATCCGCTCGTCGAGGTACCACCGCCTTGCGCGCCGGCCTGGCCGTTGCGTGATCCGCCGTCGCCACCGACCGTCGCGACGTGTGTGGACGCCAGGCCGCCACCCGAGCCGCCACCGGACGAGCAGCTGGTGCTCGACTGCACGCCCGTCGAGCCGGTGGTCGTGCCCCCGTTGCGGCCATCGACACCTGGAAAATCGCCGTTGGTGCCGAGGCCACCGAGTGTGCTGGCCGTCGTTGACGCTGCTGCAGCGCCGTTGCCGCCACCGGCATTGATGAAGATGCCCTTGGTCGGATCACCGAAGAAGGATGCTGCACCGTTCGTCCCGGCATTGCCATCCGTCGAGTTGGTCGATTGCGAGGCGCCACCGACACCTGCGACTGCCACTGACACGGGCACTCGAGTCCCATACTGGCGGCGGAGCTCGGCGAGATCGACCCAGCGTCGCGACAGTGCGGCCGTGCCACCGGAGCCACCGCCCGACGCGCTGGTCCCGGCCACCGACTTGCGGCCCGACGCACCACCACCACCGGAGCCGACGACGGTGACCTCAGCGACCGTCGCGACAGGAGGGATCTCCCAGAACAGATCGCCGGGAACGAGGGTGATGAGTGTCGGCTGTGCCTGCGGGATGCCGATGGTGGGGCCAGTGAGGATCACGGCTACGGCCAGACTGTGATGAAGATCGCTCCGTCGCCACCCTTGCCACCAGCGCCCGATGCCGTCGAGGTCGTGTCCTCTGCAGCACCACCACCGCCACCGCCACCCGAGGGATAGCCGCCGTTGCCACCGTCGCCACCCGTGCCGGCCGACAGCGTCGATCCACCACCGCCGCCACCAGTCGAGATGGAGTCACTGTTCGAGCTCGTGCCATCGTCGCCCCGGCCACCCGACGCTGAGCCGCCGTTGGTGATTGCCGAACCGCCATAACGAAGACCACCCGCGCCTCCGGCATTGGCTGCGTGCGTGGCGGGCATTCCGCCACCCGCGCCACCACCCGTGGCGATTGCCGGGCTGGCCGAGACCGGAGAACCAACTGCACCGGCGCCGGTACCACCAGCTCCACCGTTGGCGCCGCCCTGATCGCCGGAGCTACCGCCCGAGCCTCCCGTCCCGGTCGAGGTCGTGCCGCCACCACCGGCCGTGCCACTGGTCGAGGTCATGAAGATGCCCGATGTCGAGACACCGAAGCTGGTCGCCGTGCCCGTCGTTCCACCGTTGCCGTTGGTCGAGTTGGTGCCCTGGGCGGCTCCGCCAGGCCCACCGGCCCCGACCGTCACGGGCACGCGCGTGCCGTACTGCCTGCGGAGCTCGGCGAGGTTGATCCACCTGCGACATACCGAGCCAGAACCGCCACCGCCACCGCCTGCTGCTGCGGTACCGGCGACGGACTTGCGCCCTGAGCCACCGCCACCACCCGGGCCGGCGCAGATGACGTAGGCATAGGTGCCGAACTGGGGGATCTCCCAGAACAGGTCATTCGGTGTCAGTACCGTGTAGGTCGGCAGAACCGGGGGCGTGCCAGAAGTCGGCCCTGGCAGGATCATGGCTACGTCAGATCTGCAGCAGCCGCGAACACGTTGATCACACCCGACGTCAGTGCCACGGTGATCGCGGCGGCCAGCTTGTACGAGGCCGATGGCAACACCAGATCGGAGTAGCTGCGCGAGAACCGCGCCCCGGAGACAGTGGTCGATGCAGCGGCCGGGTTGCCGAGGTCGATCTCGTCGTAGAGGAAGTACGAGGTGCCGTTGTGGATGAAGATCGTCAGCGTCGAGTCGGCAGGGTCACCAGTGGCCTGAGCGGTGATCGAGGTGATCTTCGTGCCGGCAGCAACGCCGGTGAGGATGTCCACGATCGTGCCGGTGCCGTCACGGTTGGTGTTGGCCGTGGAGACCGCCGCGACACCCAACTTGGGAACGACGGCAAAGGCCGGAGTCGGCGTCAGCGCCACTTACGTCGCCCGATACAAGTCAGCGATGTTGTAGGTGAACGTCCCACCGTTGGTCGGGACGCCTGCGGCGAACCAGTCGATCGACATCAGCTGGCGCGTCGTGTCGTTGGTGTCGGTCGTGGCGTCGTAGAAGAACGCACCGATGATCGTCTGGCCGGTGGCCAGGGCACCGAAGGCGACATCGGCAGCGTCGAGGTTCACCCGGTCGTTGGCGTCGTCCTCGGAGGCATTGGTGCGGCTGAGGTTCTGCCGGGCATAGCCGGCCGCCGAACACTCCGTCGCTCCTGCCGTCACCAGCAGATCGTTGACGGTGTTGAGGTCGGCGACCTCGGCGGTCGTATCGGCTGCAGCTGGCTGCGTGCCGACGATCAGGCCGATGCGGATCAACGTCGCGGCGTCGTCGTCCCACGCTCCCTGCGTCAAGAGCAGTTTGCCCCGGTTGGTCATCATGTGCCCAGTGGCCATGTCACTCCCTCACGATCTCGTCGACGACAGAGATTATTCCGCCTGTCTCATCACGGACGGGATGCCGGATGCGTGGTGCCGAGACATCGATCCCGATCTGTCGGAGTAGCTGGCTGTGCAGCTCCAGTGTGTGCAGAATCATCGGGATCGACTGCACGATCTGGGCCAGGGCGTCGGCCTCGAGCTGCTCGCGCTGATCTGCCGCAGCCTGCTCGGCAAGGAGCCGGTCGCCCTCCTCGATCAGCGGATGCACGATGGTTACCGGCGCGGGTCGTCGCGGTCGGCCAGGCGTCCTGCCTCGAGAGCGCTCTCGGTCGGCACGTGCGGATCCTCGATTCGACCGACCGTGTGTTCAGCGGTCATCCGGACCATCTGATCCTGTGGGGCCATGAGACCGTCCGGGCCCGAACCTTCGCCGGGTGCGGCGTTGGTGTCGTGCCCGAGGGTGATGGCTCCGGTCTCCTCGCTGACATGCGGCTCGTCCTTGACGACGGGCTCGGCAGTGGGCTCGGGAGCGGGCGCCGGCGCTGCAGCTTTCTTCGTGGCGCGCTTGCGTGGCGCAGCCTTCTTGGGAGCTGCGGCCTTCTTGGTGGTTGCCATGCGGTGATCGTACAACCGTTGAAGGCTGAGGAAAGGCATCTGCTCGATCAGGTCGGCAGCAACAGGGCGTGGAAGGTGCCCGTCGTGTTGACGATCGAGGCGTCCGGAATCGATGCCGGCAGATCGGTCTGGCCGGTCAGCGCGCCGGTGAGACGGGGCAGCTGGTTCAAGACGTCGGTCATGTAGGCCGTGACCCAGCCCGACGACGGGCACTGGAAGACCGGCAGTGCGGCGGCGCTGATCATCATCTGAGCGACGAGGTATTGCTCGTTGACGACCTTGCGCATCGGCGAGACCATGGCGACGTTGAAGGTGGAGTTCGCTGCGTTGAACAGGTTGATGTCGTTGATCGATTCGGCCTCTTTCACCCAGTTGGTGCCGAAGCGGTGGTACACACCGACCTTGCCGAACGTCGGGGTCGGCCCTGCCGCCGTGCCACCGGTGACGAGTCGCACCGTCTTGACGACCTCGCTGCGTTGGCAGATGAATCCGGCGAAGCGGATCTGGCCCGATGCCGAGGCGTTCGAGTTGGTCAGCGGTATGCGGTCGAAGACCGACTCGCCACCAGCGTCGAGCAGACGGTTGTTCGTGGAGTTGAACCGCCTGGCGAGCTCGAGCAGCGCCCCGTTGACGGTGTCGCTCTCGAACAGGTTGTCCGGGTCGTTGATCCCCAGGTTGATCGAGTCAGTCGAACCCATGGGCCGCGATCCTACTGTGGCTGTCAGCCCACATCGACGATGCGCCGCAGCGAGTGGGCGACGAAGTCGGAGATCGCGCCGTCGAGGGCCTGGTGGCCGAGGGCAGTCGGATGGATGCCGTCCGCCTGGATGAACACGTCGGCGTTGCCACGGCCGGTCACCGTGCCGACCTTGCCAGTCCCGGTGAACAGCGACTGTGCGTAGAACTTGGTCATGTCCGGCAGACCCGACGATGCCGACGTGTGGGCGGTGTGGCAGACCAGCACATTGCGGAACGTCGTCGTCTCGCGCACCACGTCGCCGATCAGGTACGAGGTGCTGACCGTCCAGTTCGGGGTGGTCGCGTAGATGTTGTTGGGGTCGATCAACGAGCGGAAGGGAATACCGCACGCTGCTGCTGCGGCCCTGACACCGAGGTCGATGTTCTGCGCGTTCTGGCTGATCTGCTCACCGACATGGTGACAGCCGAGGGCGAGGATGATCGTCGTCGGCAGTGCGGCCTGCAGCGCCTGGAACAGTGTCGTCGCCAGCGTGGTCATCGCCGCTTGCGAGATGCCGAGGTCGTTCTGGCCGCCACAGACGATGAGGATGTCCGGAGCGGCGGCGACAGCATCAGGGATGCGGGTGAAGTAGTCACTGACTCCGGCCGTCACGCCGTAGCCGGTGCCACCAATCGACAGCTGCCAGTTGTCCATGCCGAACCGTGGCGCCATGCGGTCGCCCCACACGAACTCGGTGCCGATGCCGTTGGCCCCGCCGGCGATCGAGTCGCCGAGGATGGCCAACCGCTTGCGCAGGGCCATACGCCGGATCGAGTCGGCCGGGCCGATGGTCACACCGTTGATCTCGGCGGTGTTCGGATGGATCCGGAACTCGACCAGGCGGGTGTCCACCGAGCCGAAGTCGATCTCGTAGTGGCGGCGCTCCGGCACACCCACGGCATTCGACGATGGTGACAGCGACAGCGGGCGGCCGTTGACCCAGACCTGGATGACCAGTGGGTTGGCCAGTGTGCGGACATAGATGCCGAACTTCTGGCCGGTGAACCAGAACGAGTGCCGGCCGATCCAGCGCGCCGAGGCTGCACCGCCGCCAGTCAGCAGTGTGCCCCTGGTGACGTCGCCGCTGGAGACGAGCTGCTTGCCCTGGGCCACGCCACCGTGGCTGAAGTTGGGGTCGCCATCGGTGTTGATCGTCGTCGCATCAACACGGGGGAACGGCACCTTGATGCCGTTGGTGATCGTCGTCACTGCGCCGCTGGCGCTCAACGCGATGGTCGGCGCCGGAGAGTAGACGGTCTGTGTCTCGGTCTGGTCATCGAAGCTGGCCAGCGCGGCCTTGGCCGTCGCGTACCACAGCTCGTGGAGTGCGCCTTCGATCCGGCTGGACCGGAAGTGCTGCAGGGGATCGTCGATCCCCAGATTCAGTGCATCGGTTGAGCCCACGGCGCGAGGCTAGTGGCTCACGAATCGACGGTGCGGTACTCCCGCTCGGTGGCGTTCAGGCCGCCGAGCATCTCTGCCAGTTGCAGCGCCCGCTCGATCGACAGTACGGCGGCAGATTCGCCGATCACATTGACCCTGTTGCGGGCGATGAGCTCGCGGAACAGTTCCTCCGTCGTGGCCAGGCCGAGGTTCGGTGTCTCGCCGGGAGGATGGATGAGGTAGTGATCCACCAGTGGTCCCGGTGGGACCAGTGCAGCGGTCTCCACATCGTGGAGAAAGCACGGGCCTCCGGTGTTGGGCCAGTTGTGGACGGTGTCACCGATCTGATAGGGCTGGACGACGCCGAGGCCCATCACATGACCACACCGACACACCTCGACGGTGGCGTCGGGCGACAGCGCGCTGACGTTCCAGACCAGTGGCTTGGCGTCGCTGGTGGGCCGGAACGTCGTCGCGGTGTGATCGAGTCGGACGCCATCCTTGGTGACGATCTGATAGGTGAAGGTGTCGGCGACCGGATCGACCTCGATGACCAGGCCCGGCCCCCCGAGAATCCAGATGTAGTCGCCGATGTGGAAGTGGTCGCTCACTCGGTCTCCTCGTGATGGTGCCACGTCGGATGACAGCTCTCGATGTGGGCGACGACATCGGTGCCCAGTCCCGAGCGCTTGCAACCCGGGACCGGGCACACTCCGGCAGCGATGCGGTTCTTGATCTTGGTCAGTCTGCCTCTGGCGGCAGCAGCGACACGGCGCTGGCGCTTGGCGTCGGCCTCGGCGGCACGGCGCTGGTCGTCTTGCCAGCGGTTCTCCTCCTCGAGGCGCTTGATCTTGCGCTGCAGCCGGTCCTCTTCGGTCTCGCGGTAGACCTGGCTGTGGCCGTTCGGGCAGTAGAAGGTGCGGCCGTCGTCGCGGCGGCGGTTGTCGAAGTCGTCGGGAACGCCGTGGACGATCCCACACTCCGAGCACTGCATCACGTAGAGCTTGTCGCTGAGGGTGTAGCGGTAGCCAGGCTTGACCTGGACGGTGACGAACATGGAACAACCGTATCAGATGCCGGGCCCCCAGAAGGAACCAACCGACAAAGGGCCCGGCACCTGAGAGCTTAGGTGAAAAGAATGGTCTCGGTGATCGCCAGGGCGCTGCCCGGGCAACGGGCGGTGGAGACGAACCACGGCCCGCCCTGGAACTGCTTGACGCCGTAGACCCACGTCCCGTCGTTGCAGATCGTGCGGGCCTGGAAGCTGGCGTGCGCCGAGCCGACATCGCAAGTCGCCATGAAGCCGGTCTGCTGACCGAGGCTGTTGGCGTACTGCTGCTTGTGACAGGTGTTGGACACCGAAGCGCCGGCAGGCGTGGCTGTGGCGAGCTCGACGGTGAGCGACAGGCCGAGGACGGCGAGAAGGCAGATGACGATGTTGCGCATGGAACAATCGTACTACAAGGCCGGGGCTCATCTCCGACCCTGCGGCACCGGCCCCGGCCCACTGCTAACTGTAGTTAGCACAGTGCTCGCGAAGATGTCATTGACGGGAGTGGCCCGCGAGGCGTACCGTCCGCATCCAGCAACGGCGTGCGCCTTCCAAAACGGGAACGGCGCCCCCCACGTCAAGGGACGCCGTTCAAATCATCAAATGTCGCTGCTCACAATAGCAGCTGCGCCGCTCGAGGACAAGCGGAAAGGTCGTACAGGGGTCGCAGCCTGCGGGACGAGCACACACGGGAACGTGGGTAGATCCCCGTTGCCAGGCGCTGATGAGCACTGAACTCCAGCGTGTGACGTCATTCGGGGAGGCGATGATCACAGTTTCCGTGTGAGCCGAACGAATCGGCCGGGAGCTCGGCCGTGGCAACCGAGCGGGGGGTGTCGGAGGTCTCTGGCGTCACCAGTAGGTACTCAACCACCAGCTGAGGGTGTGTGTCCCGCTGGACCGTCACAGAAATACCGTCGTGGCCAGAGACGACTACTACCTAGGCCCCGGGTGGTGGCAGACCCCCCCCATAGCTCCGGCTGCCTGCTCTGTGCCGCACACTCATCCCTGGGCTGCAGCGCCTGCTGCCCGGCCACACCGAGGCTGCGGCCGAAGAGTAAAGCACCAGGCCAGGCCCACACGTGCCCACCACCTGCATCTCAGCACTCTCACCATTCATAGGCTCACACGCTCTACGCACACTCACCCAGGGCTGCGGCGCTCTCCCACGCTGGTGTTGGCAGAAAGGGCGCGTGGGGGCGTGTGGAGCCAGCTGCTGCGACCGGCGTGACCTCTCGCCAGGTGGGTCTCGGGCTCGCGTGGCGATCCCTGTCTCTACCGACGCCTTGACGTGGTGCGCCGACTCTCGTCGGCTTCCCGAAGGTCGGAGGACGGGCGCCTGTAGCGCCCGCCGGTCGACTCGTCGTAGATCCTCCCTGCGCCGCCTCTCGGCGTCGCGGGGCCCCTCCACCGCCCGAGACGCCGGTTCCACCTCCCCCTCCCGAGTGCTCGCTGCGCTCGCCTCACGGCCCTGCGCCGCTGCGCAGCCTCGGTGCTGCGCTGGCCTCCACTGCGGGCTGCGGCCGCGCACGTCCCTTAGGGGATGGCGTCGTGGGAACGTGCGGTGCCCGGCTCTATGCAGGGGCTGCGCCCCCAGCACCCCCCCTGCCTCCGGCGGCGACCTGTGCTCAGGTCGATCAGCTGAGGCCGTACTGCTTCGCCCCTGCGGGTCGATACGTGTTGGTCCCCCATCGCCTCGCTGGAATTGCGGCCCACTCCCTCCGACGCCCGCCTCTCGGCGTGCTACGGGAGCCGCACCGCTCACGCTATTCCAGCCTTTACATCCCACAGTCGGCCTTTCGATGCGAGCCAACCAAGGCTCGCTTTTGACGAAAGGCGGGCGATGCGGGACCGGCTGCACGTCTCCGCTACCCAAAACAATGACGGGCCAACGAGCAAGACAGTCGCCACCATGCGCCGCTGCGCCGACTCTCCGTGAGGCGACTGAATGCTCGTCCCGGCCCTACCCGCGCCGCGCTCCACCGCCGAGCGCGTCGCCGCCTCACGGCGTCTAGCTGACGGCTCGGTTCCGTCAAAGCCCGATGCGCTCGCAACCGCCCGGCCAAGTGCTGACACCACGAGCAGAGCCGGTCGGTCGCTGCACAGCGCATCGATCGGGCTTTGCCGTCACGTATCACACACACATGCCTTCGAACCGTACAGGGCTGGGCGTCAAGTGCGGGCCTGCCGACTCCCGGCCCAAGACCTTCGGACAAGTCCCTCACCGCACGCCGCCGCACCCGCCCCCTCACTCGGACCGCCCGCCGCGCGCCGGCGTGCTCAGTGAGGGACCAGCCCGAAGCTCGCACGCCAGGACTAGATCAGGCGCTGAACTTGACACCTGGCCCTGAGAGGTTCACCTGCATGTGTGTGTTGTGCACACGTCTAAAGAGAAAGGTCAACTGACCATGAACACGTCACATTGGAGCACTGGCCCGCAGCCGGGAATCCCTGAGCCGATCGTCTACACGCTCTGCAGCTGCGGAGAGCGAGTCCGGACCATGATCGAGCTGATCAACGTCCGCACGCTCTGCCCGAAGTGCATCGCACGGTCCTTCAAGTCGTTCCTGACCGACGCCGAGTGCGATCGCTGCGGAGCCCCGGCCGTCACCGTCGAGGTCGTAGAGCGCCCGTCGCACTACGAGATCGTCAACGTCTGCGCCGACTGCATCGGAGAAGAGCAGTGAGCGCCCGGGATTACTTCGCAGGGTGCAACCCCAGTCCCTCCGGGGGCCGGGGTGCTCCCCGGGGAGCTG